ACATAAAAAAAGCCGCATTAGCGGCTTTTCTTTTTTATATTGAATAGGTTATTCGTATGCAATAACAAACCTAGTATTTTTATCTACTGACAAAACAACGTGAACCGCATCTCGATATTGATCATTGTCATTTGTTACTAAATATGCCTTTGCTTCCCAATCTCTATTTTTTAGTAGTGTACAATATTGTTCTAATTGAGATCGTACTTGTTCTTCAACATTAACTATATCAAAATCTTCACTAAATTCAAATAGGTAATTATCTTCATCGATTCCATACGCGGCTTCGCCTAAAACTGATCTATTTGGAGTCATTAAGGTCATTTTAATTTGAGATAATAAAAGTTGCATCTCTTCTTGTTCAACCATTGACTCTTCAGTATAACCTGGTTCGTTTTTGTGTTTTATGTAAATATCTGTAATCATATTAGAATCTCATTGTATACATCCAACCGGCAGAGTTTTCACCTTTAATTGCCTCTAAAACTGCAGTCATTTCAGTATCAGCTTTTGTTACTAAGTTAGCATAGTTTATTTTAACATCTCCAGGCAAAACATAGTCGAATGTTGTAATCATTTCCCCAAGTCTTTGCTTAGATTTTGCTCTGCAATATCGTTGAAACATTTCATCTTCATAAAGATTAGATGGATCAATCTTTTTTGCAACTTCAAGAACAGCTCCTCTTTTTGGAGTTCGCCCAAGCACCATTAATTGTTTGGTGTTTTTATTATAATCATATGCAATTGTATCTAATAGGAATGCTCTAGTTAGATCCAAAAATGAAAACATTACTGTTCTATACATTAAAGATTCTCCAACAAATGGAGTTAAGTACATTTCTGCCCCTACGAATTTATTTTCACCGAAATCTCGGTCAATCGTTGAGAACACAGAAGCTCCAGTTGGTTCAACCGCTTTATGTACAAACTGTACGCAATCTGGAAGTGTAATAGTACGGCTACTTGTAAATTGGGCAGCTGTAAATACGTCAGTTGGAATTTGCAAATACGCTTTATCTAGAGCATACTGCCAATTATCATAAAAGAACACCTCGGCGTTTTTAATTACCCTTTCTACCTCTTTGGTTGGAAGTTGATATGGAAGGGACCCCGAAAACGTTACTTCATCAATAATATCTGATATTAATTCTTGTCTAGTCACGCGATTTGCGTTATTTTATTTAGGCAGTGGGCGCCTGAGCTGCAGCAAGCTTAGCGGCTTCAGCTTTCTTTTTATCTTCTTCTGTTTTGGCTTTAGTAACATCAGCAATTTTTAATTTAATTGCATCAAGTTCCTTTTGTGCGTCTAACACTTTTTGCATTGCAGCAGCTTCTTGTTGATTTAACGCAACTAAATCTGCAGCAGCATCTTCGTTTAGTCCAAAATAGTTTTGAAATGACTTAACCATTGTAGTTTTATTCTTTTTGTTATTTATCGGAAATATAGTCCGAAAAAGTTTTTATACGGCTTGTCCCAGATCCTGGATTTGCTCCAAGTTCCTGTCTTCCGCCTTTATACATGCCCCATTGTGCAGGTACTCGTATAGTTCCGCCAACTCTTTGTGGAGCTCGCTCTGGTGGTAAATCATCCATATCTGGATTACTTTTCTTGCGGTCTCTGAGTAATTCTGGGGTTAGCAGGTCCTCTTCAATCTTTCCGCCTAATATCATCCAAACCTTTTTGGGATCCTTTCCTTCAGGGATCCCCTGTGAAAACTTATCAAAATCTTGTGCTAACCAAAACTCTCTCATTAAGGTTCCAGATACACCATCTTCATCTCCTTCTGCGCCAGAGTTTCCTCCAAATTCAGGACGAGCTGTTTCAATTCGGTTAATTTTAGAGATACTGCCTTTCCACTTTTCCATAGCGGCCCAGCGAGGCATATCTTTATCAGTTGCATAGAGATTAACGACTGTATTTGGTGCGTATTGAGTTTTACCAAGTGATTCAACAAATTCATAACCACTTCTAACTGGAGTAACCTCTGCCAGGTGAAGTTCAACATTGTCAAAGTCTTCAAGATAATAATCTAATACATCTTGTGCAGCCTTTCCAGTAATACCAGCCATTTCAGTTTTTGAAATAAAAACATGAACCTCGTCATTTTCTTCAGCAATTTTTGCAATTGCTTCATAGTGACCAGTATGAGGTGGTTTAAATTTACCACTAAAAATACCAACTGTTCTAATATCTAATTTTGGAACTTGAGTACGACCAATTTTTCTGGTCTTCATTGTAATTTCTTCAAATTCGTCTTCTAGACTTTTTGCAAGTTCCAAATTTTTACGGTCATCATCATAAAAAGTAAAGTGTCTAAACCCTTTAGTAATTAACTTTCGGAAAGCCTCTTTTTTCTTTTCAGCAATGGTTCCTTCAAATCCAAATTCTGGATCGCTAACTGCATAGATTAATTTTGGGTGAATATCGATCCCATGGGATAATAGAAATTCTCTGACTAGTTTCTTATTATCTCTAGCTGTAATAATTCCGACAGCTGTTCCAGATTCATATGCAGAACGCAATATGTTAAGTACCCATTCTACCAATCGACCAGCCTTTAAGATATTAGCATCATTGAATTGATTATAGTCTACTTCGTGATGTGGTTCCTTTTCGTATTCATTAAACTCCTGTGGAGTAAGATCAAAGGTCTCACCAGTAAGTGCATCCTTAACTAGGATCTTTGCATTAGTGACAACTAGCGTGTCATCTAAATCAAATATGATAATTGAGTTATCTCTAGAAAATGCCATTTCGTTTACTCTTTGCACTGGCCTACTATTTTTTGTTATTTATTTAGCCAGTTATTCAATGTAAATATACTAAATCTGGCCTAATAAAAGCAAAAAACGCAAAGCTTCTGGGCCTTGCGTTTTTTGATCAGGTTCTTCCAATTGGAAAGATCTGCTTATATTTCTTTCTTAATTTGTTTAATTGCCTCTTCATACTGCTGTGGAGTTACTTTAATTTCAGCAGCCTGTTGCTCCTTTGACATTGATAATGCGCGTTCTTGATTATTAGTATCAGCGATCCATTGTGCAACCTTTGAATAAATTGCATCTGCTGATTCTTCAGACTCATTTACATCCATATGGTCAGACTCACTCATTGCACATTCCATTAAACCATTTCTATAACATCCAATTGCCTCTTTAACATAATCATTGTAAGATATATCAGAATCATCATTATGGAGTTCTAACGCTTCGCTACAAAGTTTTTCACAAACTGTATCGATTGATTCGCAAGTAGATTCATAACAAGCAGATTCATTATTTGCATATTCATTAATAGTCATACCATCATCTACTATTTCATACATACGGCTTTCCATATATGAACAAGCAGACTCTAAATAACCTTCAAATTTATGTTCAGGATCTTCATCACTTTCATACATTGCGGCTTCTGAACAAGTAGACTCGCACATAGATTCAATTAAGTAGTGTGCAGCTTCGGATAGCATCGATTTGCTACCATCATGGCAAGTATGACCTTCATTATATGATTTAGACGAACCAAATTCTTCTGGATTTTCTCCATCTCCTTCTTCATCCCAATATTCAGCTTCACAGTGTTCGCCACAGTCTGAACAAATATCACCCATCATAACTGATGCGCCGCAACAGTTTGAAGTTGCACCATATTCGTATGCATCTCTAGGATCCCATGATTCATTTGTGCGTGACTTAGCTGAATCATATACAGATTTTAACCAAGATTCTAGCTCTTTATTATCACCAGCATTTAGGTTACTGTATTCCTTTTTAAATGCTCTAACAAAACTCTTAAAAGTTTTAGATTCTTTTGCTAAAATATCAATTTCAGACATTACACCTTCTTTGATAGCAACAGTCTTTTTCTTTTTGATAGCGTCAGTTTTAAATGCTTTGTAATCTTCAAAGTCATTATCTCCATCGCCATCTTTATCGTATTTAGGATTGTATTTCTTCTTTTCAGTTAAGAAATCTGCAAATCTTAATACTTTATTTTCAGCAATCCGAGGTTCTTGACCACAAGTTTCACAGTCTTCTGTTACTTCTGGATTTCTGCCAGTTTCTCCATCAAACTGCTCATCTTCTGAGTAGTAGTTCGGCTTCTTTAAGAAAGAAGGTAGGTCTTTATTAGAAAATTTTCCCATTTTAAATAGTTATTTCAGGGTTATTTATCTAGATCGGTCCTCTATACTTGACTCTTTTAGTCCATTACCGTCTTCTGAGATAGTAATATTGACATGACCATTATCTTTTAGCTTAGAATCAATCCAAAGTTCAGCTAGAAGGTCCTCAACGTGATTTTGAACCATTCGCTTAATTGGACGTGCTCCATATTTCTCATCATAGCCGTGTTCAATAATAAAATCTTTAGCAAGTTGATCTAATTCAAAGGTGTAACCATTTTCTAGTGATCGTGCAAGCAAATCTTTAAGTTCAATTTCTAAAATTTGACCAATTTCGGCCTTTTCTAGTGAATCAAAAATAATAATATCATCTACTCTATTCAAGAATTCAGGTTGGAACTTATTTTTGAGAGCTTTATCTAAAATACTCTTAGCTAGTGCCTTTTCCTTTTCAATATTATTGGCAGTTGCAAATCCAATACCAACTCCGCGATCTTGCATGTCTTTTACTCCAACATTGGACGTCATAATGACAACAGTATTCCTAAAATTAATTTTTCGGCCTCTTCCATCAACTGCATAACCCTCATCTAAGATTTGGAGCAAATTATTAAAGATATCTGGATGAGCTTTTTCAATTTCGTCTAATAAAACTACTGAATATGGTTTTCTACGAACCTTTTCAGTCAATTGACCGCCTTCTTCGTATCCCACATAGCCTGGAGGCGCTCCCATCATTTTAGAAGCTGTAAATTTTTCTCCATATTCATTCATATCAACTCTGATAATATTTTCTTCAGAATCAAACATTTCTTTTGCTAAGGCTTTAGCCAATTCGGTTTTTCCAACTCCAGTTGGACCTAAAAACATAAAAGTTCCAATTGGTTTTTTACGAGAAGCAATATTTGCACGACTTCTCTTAATAGCTCTAGATAATTTTTTAATTGCTTCAGCCTGGCCAATAACTCGCTTACTCAAATCTGATTCTAATGCTGCAATTTTTTCAAGATCGGTTTGCGTTAGCTTTGCTACTGGAATTCCAGTCATTTCGGCAACAACCTCAGCGATTTTACGGTCATCTACTTCAAGTCGATTGTCTTTTAGAGTTTTTTCCCACTCAACTTTAGCTTCATCAATTTTAACTAATTGATCACGCTCAGCATCTCTTAATTTAGCAGCAGCTTCGTATTTTTGTGATTCGACTGCACTTCTTTTATTTTTTGAAATTTCACCAAGCTCTTCTTCAAGCTCTCTAATTTTTTGAGGAACAACTATTCCATCGATATGGACATTAGCGCCAGCTTCATCCAATAAGTCAATTGCTTTATCTGGAAAAAATCTTTCAGTTAAGTATCGATCTGCTAATTTTACACATGAGTCCAATGCAGATGCGCTGTAAGTAACTGAGTGGTGACTCTCATAGTATTCTTTAATATTTTCAAGAATTTGGCGAGTTTGCTCTGGAGTAGACTGTTCAACTACTACTTGTTGAAAACGTCGATTAAGCGCGCCATCCTTTTCAATAGACTCTCTGTATTCATCAATTGTAGTGGCTCCAATACATTGAATTTCTCCACGAGCCAATGCCGGCTTTAGGATATTAGCAGCATCTAGCGATCCGCTGGCTGAACCTGCTCCAACCATAGTATGAATTTCATCAATGAATAGGATAATATTTGGATTGGCGCTTACTTCATTAATAATAGCCTCCATTCGCTCTTCAAACTGCCCTCTATATTTAGTTCCAGCAACAAGGCTACTAATTTCAAGTGCAATAATTTTCTTGTCAAATAGAACCCTTGGGCAAGTTTTATCAATAATCATTTTGGCAATGCCTTCAACAATTGCAGTTTTACCAACTCCAGGTTCTCCAATTAGAATCGGATTATTCTTTTTACGTCTAGATAAGATTTGACTGCATCTTTTAACTTCAGCAAGACGGCCAATTACTGGATCCATTCTTCCTTCAAGCGCAAGTTGGGTAAGGTCCTTTCCGAAATTATCTAGGACTGGTGTTCGTGTGTCTCTTTTTGACATAGTATATTATCGTGGATTTTTATTAGTATGTTTAAGCATTTTGCCTTCTAAACTTGCAACAGCTTGTTCTAGTGTTGTCTTTGAATTATGGAGCATTTTTTTCTCCATTTGTCTGCGACGACTTTCGATCATTCTATCAAATCTATCAAGTAGATAATCAAATACCGTTTGTGAAATTGCAATTTCATAATAGTATTGGTGATTTGATAAAATTATAGTCTGATATTTAAGAATAATAAAGACATGTGCGTTTGGGGTTTGTACATATCGTGCACCGCTTGTTGGTGCAATTAACAGAGTATTCTTTGGGTCCTTAAGCGAAACATCAAGGGCTTTTATTGCAAGAGCAGCTCTATCATCAATTGCAACTCCAGATCGAGTTGAATAAAACTTTTTTAGTTTTTGATTAACTAAATATCGTTTAAACTTAAATGCAAGACGATTAAAGAACCTTTTAATAAAGCCTGGAGTTTTCACAAGTTTGGGTGGGGTTAAAATAGAATTAAATGCAACTTCACTAAGAATTTCATATGATTCATAGTTTGGTTTTACGGTATCTTCCTCATGTTTTGGCTTGGCCGAAAAGCTTTTGGGAGTTCGTTTAAGAACAATATCAAGAGTTGAGGAATTTCGCATTATAGAATAATTTTAGATTCAGTACCCTCCTCTGGTTCTTCCATTCTTTCAATTAATATAGTAAATGCTTCTTCCATGCCAACTGCCATAAGATCTAGCATATCATCATCGGTTTTTAGTAAACCCATTAGTTTAGCTTGACCCATTGCCTGCATCATGGCTTGAGCAGTCTCTTTTGCAAACTCTGTAATATCGCCACTAGGCAATTTCTTTAATTTCGATTCCATATGTTGTGTTATAAATTTTTCTGATTTTAGTTGCCAATTTTCTATCTAGGATAAGTTTAGATAGAGGAATGCTGTTTCGCTTACAGTATTCTCTTACAAATATTTTAAAAGTAGGTTGCTTTTCCATAATAATATTATACTAAATTTTAGTCCCACCAGCCTTTTAAACCACTACC